TTCAATATTTTTATTGACTGCTGTAATCCTATTGTTTCTTCCCAGCTTTGCGTTTCGGTTAATTTGTTTTTTATATCTTTCATTGTTTCATCTAAATAATCTCTTAATGCGTTTCCTTCATTGCTCCTGGAAGAAAAACCTTTTAATACTTTATTTCTTAATTCTTTGTCCATTATAATGTTCTTTCAGGGGTAGCTCCCATAGGAACAGGAGTAGGTCTTGATACTCCTCCTCCAGCTCCTTTGCCTAATGACTGCTGCAATATGCTTTGCGGCTGCTCTTCAACTTCCGGTTCAAAATCAGATGGATTTAACCCCCTTGCTTCCATTATTTTGTAAAGCATTTTCTTTTTGCGTGGGTCTGTAAGCAATGTCGGGTCAGATGTTATTGCTTGTAATATGAATACCATATCATTTGCCATAGCATTAACATCTTTCTGTTCTCCTGTAATTATTATATCTATTTTATACTTTATATTTTTGTAAGTATCTTTTGATATTTTAACTGATTTCTCCCTTAATCTTTTTGTTTGGTCTGTTATTCCAGCTTTTATAGCATCAAATTGAACCTTGCTTGGAAATGACTTTCTACTTAAAGCCAATTTGATAACTTCTTCAAAAGATTTCTGATTTATTATCATCTGATTGACTTTATCCAAATCCTCTCCAACTAATCTTATATAGTGTTCGTTAGAATTTTCTTTCAAGAAATTAGGTATTACTGTCTTATAAAGAAATTCCTTTACAGATAAAGCTACATTCTCTTGCAATTGCCCAAAATATGAACCTGCCATAGCAGCAGCTATTCTTGCTGAACCCAACGGAGTTCCCGCTGGCAACCTCTCTCCCTGAACTACATCATAAGAAAAAGTATTTTCGTCCCTGTTTTGCAGCCATCTCTGAAACTCCTGATTGAAGAAAGCCAAATTCCTGTCTGACATATCTATTTGGCTGATAGGGTCTTCAGAATGTATAACCTGTCCATCAACTACATCTGTATTGAAGTTTATATTTACACCTTCATCTCTGGTTTGAAATGTCCTTATTGAAGCATAATAAGTGCTTCTGGCTAACTCATTGGATAACTCATTAAATCTTATCTGAGGGTCTCTTAATATCTCAACTACTCCTACCCCAAGCCATCTTCCTGGTATTTTTTCTGCGTGGAACTCCCAATAAGGGTGTCTGTCAACTTTATGGTTGCTTAACAATCTTCCCTCTTTTTGCTTAATTACCTCCCCTGTTCTCTCATTTATTTGGTCTTTTCCTATATCTGCTATTACAATTCTCCTGTATTCGTTGTTTTCCTCTTCTACTTCCCCGTATCTTTCATATACTTTTATATGCGTTTGGGGGCTTTCCCTGAATTCTTTTAAAACCTCATCAACATTATCCCAGCCAAGCTTTTTTCCTGTTTGTCTGAACTCAACTGGTGTAAAGTTGTGTATTTCTATTATGTAGTTTGCCCTATCTAAATCATCTGCTGATTGGTCAACTATAAAGTTTCTTAAATCAACCATTTTCGGCTCTCCTTTTACCATTTTAACAACAGCTGAACCAAATATCGGCAAATCATTGAATATGCTGTTAAGTATATGTCCGTAATTCTTGTCTTTAAACCAAAACTTCAAATCCCTTTCAAAAAACCAAGTTGTTAATGTATTTCCGCCGCCTGCTGTCTGAGTGTTTATATTTTTTGTGTCAAAATCTATTGATTTGGTAAACACCTTGCAGGGGTTTCTAACAATGTTAAAGAAATACTTCTTGTTTCCGTCAACATCAATATCTCCAGTTTTATATCTGGAGTTAATATAAAAGTAAGATGTTTCTATTACATCTTTCTGATTGAAATAAAGACCAGGAACTACTTCTATTTCTTTATTCTCAAAATCCTGTTTTTCTCTTTCTATTTGTTTTAAAATCATTTTCTTGATTGGGACATACAAACAGCAATCCTTTGTTTCCTGCTTTTGAATTCTTTTTTTATTGCAGCAGAAGACATACACCTGGAAACAAAATCCTGTTTCTTTTCTCCTTTTCTTCTTTTAGGAAGCGGCATTTATTTTATCTACCATTTCCTCTAAAACATCATCTGAAATTCCTCCCTTTGGCTCTCTATCAAAGAGTTTTGGCAGATATTCCTTGATTATTTGTTTTATCTTTGGTTTTTTGTCTGTTTTCTTTTTCATATATACTGAAATTCTCTTTTATTATATTCTTTTGACCTTTTTGCTTTTAATATGTCAACTCTTTTGGGAGATAGATTCCAATAAGCTAACATTGTTGACATTATATCGTCATCGTGGAATCCTCTTTGAGCTCCAGCTCCCTGTTGCCTTGCCTCGTCAGACCAGATAAATGTTTTCATTTCCTGTATTGTCTTATCATCTTGTATGTCGCAAAATCCTTGCCTCAATAAATCTATAAAATGGGCTATTAGTGCTTGTTTGGATTGGTGCGAAGTTTTAAATCCAAGCTTTTCGGTTTCAATTTTCGTTCTGTATTCAAATTGCTTTCTGCGATATACTTTTAAATCTTTTATCCCTTCTATCAGAGCAGCCCCTGATGCATTGGCTTCTGGTATTATCAATGATTTGCGATATTTGTAATAAAGAAAACGAACTTTTTCTATTAAACCTGGAATTGTTGTCTTTCCGTTAAACTTGGCTACTTTCTTCCCCTGTTCCGAAACTACTGATATTGATGAAGGGTCTACTATTCCTTCAGAAGGGTCAACTCCCATTTGGTAATATTGGTGTTTTGGTTCTTCATAAATCTCACAATTTTCCTCCATTTTAGGAGTTTTCTTTTTCAATTCAAATTTCCTAATGAACTCGGGAGCAAATACCGCTTTATCTGTAAGTATGTCCGGAGTCCATTCCCCGTAAACATATCTTCTAACAAATCTTTCATCTTTTTGAAGCTGGGCTTCAATGTAGTCATCTGGAAGGTTGTCTTTGTTATCTAACATTGAACCTTCGTATAACTTTGTATTTATTCTTGGGTTTGCCTTAAACCAGTCATAAGCCCAGAAATTAGCAGGATTGGTTGTCATATTACCCTGCCTCACAGGAACAAGCCGCCTCATACGGGTATCTAATGTATTGAAAACCTCATATTCTATTTCCTCTAACTGGTCTATGAAGAAAGCACCTATATTTATTGATTTCAATTTCTGCTGGGCTTTTTTAATGTCTGCCATTGAACCTTGTTGCAAGCTGTCTAAGCCAAACATTATAATCTGAGAGCCGTTATGTATGTTGATTACAGCATCTTTAACTCTGTGCTTATACCAAGTTCTTGGCATTAAATCAAATAAATCAGGCAATATGGCTCTTTCTATATCTTGAAGGGTTTTTCTTCCTAATACAACCTTGTTTCCAGGAAAGCATTTAACAAAAAGTATCAGTTTAATATAAAGTGCAAGCGATTTGCCTGAATTATGATGAAACAATCCTTCTGCTAAATAATTATGCGTTCCGAAGACGTGAATATCATAATAATTATCTGTTTTATAATATTGTATTTCTCTTATTTTAGTAGTAGGATATGGTAGTTGTTCATCACATAAACGGAATAAGGAACGACAATAGGATAGAAAACTTAATCCTTTTTCAAACAAATGGAAAACATTTGAAGAAAGAATTGACTGGTAAGATTCCGAATTGGACTGAAGAAGGGAAGGCGAAACTTCTAAAAGCTGTTCGCCAACCGAGAGGTCGGAAAGTTTCTTAAAGCCATTTTCAGTAAGAAAGCGGTGTTTAGCTGTCGCTATTATCTCTCTTTTATCCGTTTTTAACTTGTAGAGTGGAGCTTTTAGATATTTTACTGGAATTGTTGCCTGTGATTTTACTATTCTACCATTTTTAATTGAAAGCACTTTAATTGCTTTCTTTTTTTTATAAAGAACTTCTATCGGTATTTCTTTCTTATTATCTGCATCATAAATTTTTGTCTTTCCATCAACACAACCGTATCCCCCAGAATACAAACAAAATCTGTCTTTGAAATTGTTGATGAACTCTTTTTGTGTTGGGGATAACTTGAATGTATTGTCATTTAGCGTTATTTCATCAACCTCTGCCTTTTGGTCTAACAGAGTTTTACCCAAATCAACAAAATTCATTTCTTGGTAAGTTTTATCTTAACTGCGGCAATTTCAACATCAGCTTGCTCTTTTGGCTCTATCCGTTCCAGCATTCCTTCAATGGCTTGATTGGAAGCCCCGTAGTTTTCTGATTGTTCTGCGTTCCTTATCTGATAATCAGCTATTTTACCAAGGTCTATTTTTCCTAATAATATGTCTTTATACTTATGTTTTAGTTTTTGATAGGTTTTTGTTTTCTCAACCCTCGGTCCATTCTGTCCTTTCCCATAACCTGCCTTAACCTGAGCTTCTGCCTGTGTTGCCCCTTTTAGTTCTCTCTGAATAAAATAACGCCCAACTTTATTATTAAAGTCAGCTTTCTTTGTATATTTATGTTTCTTTAACATTTTAATCCAAGTTTCTCGTGAGTTATGCCTTTTTTGATACAAGGCAAGCAAATGCATATCCTATCAGCATCTTCTTGTGTTGTCTTTTCCGGGTTGACCCATTGTTCCTTGATAGTTTTAATATCCCTTCCGCACCCGTGGCAATAACCTTTAATCACTTTTCCGATGCGTTCTTCGTCTGTTTGTGAAACGCTAACTTGTGAAACGCTAACTTTAGCGTTCATTGAAACGCTATCTTTGGAACGATGAAACGCTAACCTGCACTTAGAAGAACAGAACTTAGCTGTTTCTCTTTTAGCTTCAAATTCTTTATTGCAATTTATACATTTCATATTTTTTAGAGTTTTTTTAGAGTGTGCGGTGGAGCTATATATAATAATTCCCCTCCTATCAGACTTGCCTATCCCTCCCCCCTCTTGTGCCTTTATTTAGCCTTATTCTGGTCTTATTTTAGCCTTATTTTCGTTATTATCTGTCGGTTAATGTATCTTGTACGACATATATCTTGTATATTTTAAGGTGTGTGTGCGGAGGTGGC